AGATATGTAATCGAAACCATTGCGGGATTAATCACCAAAACAGACTTCAGCAGTCAGACTGGTACTCCACAAAAAAGTAAAAAACCTGTAGTGACAGCTAAACCTATCACCATTCAGGATAGGATTGCTGAAAAGACCAGTGAGCAGCTTGGTGATTTTGAGGGGGCATATGATGATATTATTAAGAAAATGCCCGGTAATTTTAAAGCATACGAGTATTTTGTAAAAAACAATGTGCCACAAAGTCAATTAGGCAAATTTGAAGAACTTATTTTATACCGCCAGCGAGAAATTCAAGCTGCGCAACAAGGCACAGATCCACAATTAGTTGAAGCATATAAACATTATAAAGCAGCCACCTATAAAGCACATCTAGCATTCTTTAAACAGTGTTTGGATGATATTGCCCAATACCGGTCTGTAAAACAAGCAACTAAAAAAGCAAGGGTAAAGAAGCCTACAAGTAAAGACAAGATTGTAAGTAAAGTTCAATACCTAAAAGAAGATAAAATTCTTAAGATGGTCAGTATTAATCCTGTGGATATTATTGGTGCAAAAGTATTATGGGTATATAATGTTAAAACACGCAAGTTGGGTAAATATCAAGCTGATGATATGGCAGAACTTGGGATTAAAGGCACCAGTATCATCAACTTTAATGTAATGACTAGTATTGGTAAAATTATTAGGAAACCAACTGAGAAACTAAAAGAATTTATGCGAGCTAATAAAACTCAATTAAAGAAGTTTCTAAATGACATCAAAGCCACTGAAACTAAACTGGCTGGAAGAATTAACTCTGATACAATCTTATTGAAAGTAGAAACATAATAAATATGGTATATTGGGCCAATATTTATGACTAATGTTGTTATACAACCGAATCTACAAAATGATCTAAGCATAAGAACACAAAACTTGGGCGGACCTGGTCCCATTAGCATAGAAAGTGCTATTGAAGCCAATTCGCAAATTCAAACATTAAATCAATTAAGAAACGATCTTACTGATTATATTCGTCTCAGATTAGGCGATCAAATGGTTGATGTTGAGTTAGACAAAGAGCATTATGATTTAGCTATTAAACAAGCATTAATTAAATATAGGCAACGGGCACAAAATAGCACAGAAGAAAGTTATGCTTTTTTAGATCTTTTGCCCGAAGTGCAGGAATACATTTTACCCAGTTATGTTCAAGAAGTGAGAGCTGTATATAGAAGGGGTATAGGTAGTGTAAGTGGAACTACTGCCAGCCAATTTGAGCCGTTTGCTTCAGGGTATTTAAACACTTATATGCTGGTAGCAGGACGAGTTGGCGGATTAACTAATTATGAGTTTTTCGTAAGCTATCAAAAACTTGCTATGCGTATGTTTGGCGGTTTTATGAACTATACTTGGAATAGGGTCACTAAAAAACTTACACTAATAAGAAAGATTCCTGATTATGGGCATACTTTTTTTAATTTACAAAGTTTAACTGCCGCTGCTACCACAGTAAATAGTGTAATTACAATTACTTTAGCACAACCAGTAACAATGGCGCCAGGTGATAGTGTTTACATACAAAATTGTCCTGTAGATGGATATAATGCACAATATATTTTACAAACAATTGATGGATCTGGTACAGTTTTAACAGTATTAGCAAATCAAAGTCTAGCAGCAACCAGTGTGACGGGAATTCAAATATCTGCCACACAAATATGGAGCCCAACAGTAGATGGGATAGGTAATACTGAAAGTGTTCTTTTACAAGTATACAATTACAAACCAGATAGTGTTATAATTAGTGACCCACAAGTTTATCCTTGGATTCAGGATTATGCATTAGCTATGTGTAAAGGTATGTTGGGCCAGGCAAGAAGTAAATTTGCTACTGTAGCAGGCCCACAGGGTGCGACACAATTAAATGGCACTGCATTAATACAGGAATCAGTTGCTGAGTTAGAAAAATTAGAAAATGACTTAAAGTTTTACACAGATGGTTCACAGCCTTTAAGTTTTGTTATAGGTTAATTCAATTAAGTAAGGATTTTCAATGATAGTTGGACTAGTTGGCCTAATAGGCAGTGGCAAAGATACCGCCGCAGATTTTTTAGTAGAAAATTACAATTTTCAAAGGGAAAGTTTTGCGGGCCATTTAAAAGACATTGTTTCTATTGTATTTGGTTGGGATAGAAATTTATTAGAAGGTAGAACAACAGAAAGTCGTAATTGGCGTGAGCAAGTTGACCCATGGTGGTCTAATAGATTGAATATGACTGTTACTCCTAGATGGGTATTACAGTATTGGGGTACGGAAGTTTTACGCAAAAACTTTCACGATGACATATGGATTGCCAGTTTAGAAAAGAAAATTACTAATAAAGGTGGTAATATCATAATTACTGATTGCAGATTTCCTAATGAAATTGCAGTTTTTAAAAAATTGCAAGCTAAGATTTGTAGAATTATTCGTGGGCCTGATCCTGAATGGTTCAAATATGCTAAAATTTTTATGGCGGGGCCTTATCATCCTTTATACGAAATGTCTAAAGATTTTATAGAACAAGCAAAGATTCATGCAAGTGAATACAGTTGGGCTAATACAGATTTCGATATGGTTATAGATAATAACAGAGATATAAGTAATTTATATAGACAATTAATGGAAATAATAAAATAAAAAATAATTTGTTAAAACACTCCTATATGGGGTGTTTTTTTTGGGTTTTCCGATAAATATCTTTAAATGTAATAAAGGAAAACGATATGGCTGACCTTGTAAGTCCAGGCGTACAGGTAACTGTAATAGATGAAAGTAACTATGCACCAGCTGCAGTTGGGTCGGTGGCATATATACTTTTGGCTACTGCAGAGAACAAATACAATCCCAGTGGCACAGCATATGCTGCTGGTACGCTAGCTAGTAATGCTACAAAAATCTATACTATCACTAGTCAAAGAGAATTAGTGCAAACTTTTGGTAACCCAATATTTAAAACAACTGCGTCAGGAGCACCAATCAATGGTGACGAGCAAAATGAATATGGTCTTCTAGCAGCCTATAGTTTGCTAGCAGTAAGTAATCAAGTTTATATCCAAAGAGCTAATGTTGATTTAGCTGATTTAGGTGGTACTACTACTCGTCCAACAGATCCCCCAACCAATGGAACATATTGGTTAGATACTGTTGATAGTACCTGGGGTGTATATGAATGGAATGCTACTACACAGTCATTTACAAACAAATCAGTGTTAGTTATTAATAGTAGTGACGACATTGTTGGTCTTGCTCCAAATGCCAATATTGGCAATATTGGTTCTTATGCAGTAACAACAGTTACAGCACCATACAGAATTTGGCAAAAGACTTGGGATAATAAATGGAACTTTATTGGTAGCAGTAATTGGGTCACCAATGTGCCAACTGTTATTAGTACTAAAACATCAACAATTGACATAGGCACTAATCAAACAATTTATATTAACGGCACAGCAGTCTCCATTACTACCTCAATGACAACTGCAACTGATATTGCAAGTGCAATTAATACTGCGACTCCAACAGATATTAGAGCTAATGTTCTAAGTACTGGTAATTTTGCATTATTTACAACTGGTGCTACAGATGCTACTAGATGGGCAAATGTCTGGGGTGCGACTACTGCAGCAAATTCAGTTATTGCCGATATTGGTCTTACTCCTGGAATTTTCAGAGGACCTACTGCAAATGTTGGGCCTTATACAAGTGTTCCAACATATGTTGGACAAACAAGTCTTACCGCAAATACAGGTAGACCAAGTGGTTCTATCTGGCATAAAACAAGTATTCAGGACAGTGGATTAACCACTGTTGTGAAGCGTTATAACAGCACTACCGAAGCTTTTGTAAGCCTAACTGTAAACGATTATGCAAATGTATTCACAGCTACATATGGTTTAGATCCTACCAATGGTGGTCAAAACATCTCTACTGGCACAGTGTTTACTCAGTATGATACTTTTGCCAATACAACAACTGGTATGCAGTTATGGTATAGATCTGGTGTTAATTCTACAGTGGGTACAGGAACAAGTAGTCCTACATTTACCAATCAAACTGGTAATACTTTTGTAATTACAACAAGACCTGTACTAACTAGCGCAGCAACACAAAGTTATACAATAACTGTTAGTGCAAATACAGCATCAGGCATTATTAATCCTGTATTAGCAGCAGGTATACCTTATATAAATGCAGGACTTAATGCAAGTGGACAGTTGTTCTTTGAACACACTGCTGGCGGTGACATTGTAATTAGTAAAGGTTCTAATATTGCTAATGCTGGTATTTCAACATCTGGCACAAACATTCATGCAGATCCTACTGGTACAGCCAATGTGTTTGTAATTAGCAATTGGACACCAATCGAAGATACAGATTATTATGTTGATAGTTCAGCACCAACTGTAAGTCCTGCAAATGGAACTCGTTGGTATTATAACACTCCAAGCAGAGTTGATGTATTAATTAATAACGGCAGTGCTTGGGTAGGCTATAAAACACTAACTAATGATGTCCGTGGTTATGATTTAAGTTTAACAGATCCCAACGGGGTAATTATTAGCAGTGTTGAACCAACTGAGCAATCAGATGGCACTGTATTAGAGTATGGTGATTTATGGTTAGACACTAGTGATCTAGAAAATTATCCAAAAATGTATCGTTATCAAAGTGTGAACGCTACAGACACTTGGATACAGATCAATAATACAGACAATACAAGTATAAATGGCATTTTATTTGCTGATGCTCGTTGGGCCACTGACGGTGATACAGATCCTATAACAGATGATATTCCTACAATTGTATCATTGTTAGAAAGTGATTATGTAGATTTAGATGCACCAGATCCTGACTTATATCCAAGAGGTATGTTGTTGTTTAATACCAGAGCAAGTGGATATAATGTAAAAGAATATAGATCTAATTACTTCACAACAGCAGCTTATCCTGGCGAATCATTACCCACTGTTGTATCAAGTTGGGTAAGTGTAAGCGGATATGAAGCTAGTGGTGTTGTTCCTAATTTTGGTAGAAAAGCACCAAGAGGAGTGGTAGTTGCAGCCTTAAAGAGTGCAATGGATAGCAGTGAAGCAATTAGAGAAGATAACAACTTCTTTAATATTATTGCTTGCCCTGGATATCCAGAATTAATGCCAAACATGGTTGCACTAAATGAGGAAAAAGATAATACTGCATTTGTAGTGGGTGACACTCCATTTAGACTAGCTGCAACAGGTACAGATATTCAGGCTTGGGCAACTAATTCTAATGGCGCCACTGCAACTGGGGAAGAAGGTCTAAATACCACAAGTCCATATGTTGGGGTGTATTATCCTAGTGGCCAGACTACTGATCCATTTACTGGAGTACCAGTAGTTGTTCCCCCAAGTCATGTAGTGTTAAGAGCATTAATTAAGAATGACACAGTTGGTTATCCCTGGTTAGCGCCTGCTGGTACTCGCAGAGGATTAATAGACAATGTGAGTGCAATAGGTTATATTGATGGTCAAAGTGGTAGATTTATTAGTGTTGGTATAAATCAAGGCTTACGAGACATCATGTATGAAAACAAAATTAACCCATTAACAGTATTGCCAGGAACTGGCTTATTAATTTATGGTCAAAAGACATTATCTGCTACACCAAGTGCATTGGATAGAATTAATGTTGCAAGACTAACAAATTATTTAAGAACACAACTTAATATTGCAGTTAGACCGTTCTTATTTGAACCAAATGATCCTATTACTAGAAATGCTGTAATTGCTATTGTTTCTAGTATATTAAATGATCTAATTGCTAAACGAGGTGTTACTGATTATCTAGTAGTGTGCGATACAACAAATAATACACCAACTCGTATAGCACAGAATCAGTTATGGGTAGATGTAGCAATTCAGCCAACTAAGGATGTTGAGTTTATATATATTCCAATTAGGCTCAAGAATCCTGGCGAGATCCAAAGTGGTAATTTAGCATCGGCAGCGGCCGTTGGAACAGGAGCATAATAATATGGCACAATCTTCATTAAAAAACTTTACAGTATACTTAGGTGGTAACCAAAGTGCCAGCACTGAAGGTATACTTATGCCAAAACTCAAGTTTAGATATAGGGGAACCTTTCTAAATTTTGGGGTAACTAATCCTAAAACTGAACTAACAAAACAATTAGTTACTTTTGCAAGACCAAATGTTAATATGAACCCTGTTACTATACCTGTGTACAATAGTATGATTTATCTAGCAGGTAGACCAACTTGGGAACCAATACAAATTGTCTTAAGAGACGATGCTGGTGGTAATGTAAGCAGACTGGTTGGTGAACAATTACAAAAACAATTCGATTTCTTAGAACAAGCTAGCGCAAGTTCAGGTATTGATTACAAGTTTGTAAGCAAACTAGAAATGCTAGATGGTGGGAATGGTACAGTGGAACCAGTAGTTTTAGAAACTTGGGAACTATATGGTTGCTTCTTAGCCACAGTGAACTATGGTGATGCTGATTATGGCAGTAATGATCCAATGACTATCACTTGTCAAATTAGGTTTGACAATGCATTACAAACTTCTAACCCAGGTGGTGTAGGTACTCCTGTACCAAGAGAAAGAGGTAGAACAATTACTGGCTAAAGTAATAAGAAAAACCTTAAAAGCTCGCTCAGCGAGCTTTTTTTATGACTAAATAAATTTATGGCCTCACTATATAATGCAGATTTAAAACCAATTGGTTCAAATGTAAAAACACAACCATATCAACATGCTACTAGACTTTTTGTGGCAGATAATTTACGCCTTGCTCCTAAACAAAGCTTTTTATATTATGTTGTACTGAATATAAACCAAAGTGTCACTGCTGGATTGACAAGTATGGTGGGTGCTAGTGCTAATGCAATCAGCAGCCAAAGTATATTTGAACAATATGAAGCTGGGTTAATGATAAAAAGAATAGATCTCCCTAAATTTTCTATTAGTAATAAAACTTATAATGCTTATAATAGAAAAAATATTGTTACAAATGCTATTAGTTATGATCCAATTAGTGTTACATTTCATGATGATGCAGCAGATGTAGTGAATAAATTTTGGAATGATTATTACACCTATTACTATAGAGACAGTGATTATAATCCAGAATTATATGGTGTGCCACATAAATATGATTCAAGACTAAGATCTAAGTGGGGGTTTACCCCAATTAATAGACAATTAATACCGTTTCTTAGAGACATTCAGATTTTTAGTTTACACAATAAACGATTTACTGAATATAAACTAATTAATCCTATTATAACTGCATGGCGTCATGGCACACATGACTCTGCATCTAATAATGAAACAATGACAAATTCCATGACCATTGCTTATGAAACAGTAAAATACAGAGTAGGTACTGTAAATCCTGTTGATGTAAATGGGTTCAGTATATTACATTATGATACTACTCCTAGTCCAATTAGTACTAGCACAACTAACATCTATAGTGGAGCAGGACTAATTGGTGCAATAGGCACTGCAGGTAGTCAAGATTTAGCAAGGCCAGACGGGCAAGGAAGTGGCAGAGGGCTATTTAGTGATATACTTGGTGCATATAATTTATACAAAAATATTAAAAATATAGATTTTAGATCAGCAGCACAATTAACAATTGGACAATTTGGTGCTAGTGCTATAAATGGTGCATTAAATGGCAGTTTGACTGGACAAATTTTTCCAACTGCAGGTGGCACTCCTGGTTTCGGAGTCGGTGGGTCAAGTGTAGTAGGAACAAATCCAAGCATTGGTAATAGTCCGTATCCTAACTCAGTACAAACAACAGTGGGAGGAGCAACTACTACTTTAGCAACTGGGGCAGCGATTAGTGTTGGTGGAGCAGCTATATCACAAGCACAAGCTGGCGTAGAACGGGGATTACAAACAGATACAGTGCAAAATTCACCTTTTGGCCCTACAGTTGGACAATTGGGTGCAGGTATATTTGGAATACCATTTAATGCACAGACTGGACAGCCCAATGTTGGGTCCAACCAAGTTTTAACTTTACAAAATGGTACTTTTGTTCCTAGTACATTTAGTTTAACATCTAATGGTTTTAATCCAGGCAATGTGAATCAGAATTTAGCAAAACCCCCAGAAATTTTTAATGGACAGTCTGGCTATCCAGTTACTTTAAGAAGTTATGCAGATGGAAGTAGTGTAGCTTTTGATAACAACAATAATGTTCTATACACAATTCCTGCAGGGTCACAAGCTTATACTCCACAACAATTAGATCAAATAAATGCAAATGCTATGAGATCATTAAATGTCAATGTTGAAACTGGGACTAGATTTATCACTAATCCAAATACAGGCGTAGTTACAGCAGTAGGTGGAACAACTGCAGTAATCAGTAATGGTATTTCCCAGACATTGGGTGCAGTTGGTGGTGTTGTAGCTGGAAAGAAAGTATATGAGACTTTAGCTAAAACAGGATTAGGTAAATCATTCTTGGGGCAAATAGTGGCTGGAGGAATAAGTGCAGGAGCAACCGCCGGTATTTATAGAGCTACAAATAATTTATTACAGCCTATTGTAAACACTGGAGTTGGCGCAATAGGTCAGGTATTTGATTCAGCAACAAGAAGTATAAGAAATTTAACCAGCACTTGGAGTGGAACAGGCGGATACGATCCCAAAAATCCTACTGTAAATTTAACATCCAAAGTAGAAAATCCAGATGGCTCTATAAGTTACAATTATGTAGATGGGACACAGCGTACACTTGATTTAGATGGAGTTCAAACAGTTACTAAATCAGGCAATAATGCAGGACCTGGTGGATTTTGGGGCGATGAAGAATCTTATGTTGCAACAAGTCCTGCAGGTGCTCCAATTGTTGACAGGAATTTTAATTCTGATCAAACTGTGGAAGCCGATATACAAAGTGCGAATTTAAGTTCATACGATGTAAGTTCTGATTAATATTAGAAGATATAAGAAATACATGGAATGCCAAATAAGATCATAGACAATGACACAACTTACAACTCAACCAACAGTGACTAACCCTACAACAAGATTTTTTAACAACATATATAATCCTGTAGTAGGGGTAAGTCAAAACATAAATGATGCAATATATAGTTATTTTGAGCAATATACGCAAAATAAGGAAAGTGCAAAAATACTCACACAAGTAGTAATTAGCACAGCACAAGAACAAAATTTAGACCCTTTAGTTGTTTTAACAGACTTCCAAAAATTGGATAATAATGAATTAAATGCATATCTAGCTTTATTTTTAAATTTAAGTAGAGTACCTACAAGTTTATTGGGGGTTAAAGTTCCGCCGGTAACTAATCCATATATCTCAAGATCTATATTATTTTAAATGTTAAAATTTGCTCAGGGAAAATATAAAATTAAAAACCCAGACAAATATGTGGGTAAAGGTCAGCCTACTTATAGAAGCAGTTGGGAAGAAAAGTTTATGACCTTTTGTGATACAAATCCTGCAATTTTAAAATGGGCTAGCGAAGCAATACAAATCCCATATAGAAATCCATTTACAAACAAAAATACAGTATATGTGCCTGATTTTTTTATTTTATATGAAGATAAAGATAAAGTTAAACATGCTGAAATAATAGAAATAAAGCCTAAAAATCAAACGCTTATTGAATCTGCAAAATCAAATAAAGACAAAGCTGCAGTAATATTGAATTTACACAAATGGCAAGCAGCAAAGGCTTATTGTGCTGCAAATGGTTTAGTGTTTCGTGTTATCAATGAGAATCATATATTTCAAGGTACAAAATAATGACAAAAAAATTAGAAGACCTGTTCAATTTGCCTAATCAATCAGACTCAGCTGAAGATATAGCAACTACAGAAAATTTTATTAAAGAACAGCAGCAAACTTTGGTAGATGTAAACCTCGCTATAGACAAAATAGATGTAGCTTTGCCTAGTGTTAGGGATCTTGAAGCCAGTGATCACGAATTAGATGAGCTTGCAACTTTAGCTAAAGACAAATTCAATGACTTAATGGATTTAGGTATGAGTGTTGAGTCAAGGTTTAGTGGTCCAATTTTTCAAACTGCAGGAGTTTTATTGGGTCATGCAATTACTGCAAAACAAGCTAAATTAGATAAAAAATTGCGCATGGTTGACTTACAAATTAAAAAATTAAGATTAGATCAAACCGCTAAAAACAACGAGCAAGACGCCCCAATAGAGGGGGAAGCAGTGTTATTGGATCGTAATAGTCTTTTAAATAAGATCCTAAATAAACCACAATAATTTAATTTTCCGATAAATAGATAATAATAGGATCGTTTATGAAAAGTTTTAAAACATATTTGACTGAAAGTCATAGAACATATGATTTTAGGATCAGACTAGCAGGCGAATTGCCTAAAAATTTTAATAATAGACTTAAGACTGTATTAGAGGCATATAATCTTATCAGTACAGAAAATGTAAAAAGATTGCCTATACAGGAAAGTCCATTATTTCCAAATGCTGGGCCTGTTGAAGTTAATGTAGTTGATGTTAAGCTTCAATATCCATGTACAGATGATCAGTTAATAGGATTAATAGCAGAACAACTTAATATTCATCAAAGTTGTTTACGAATTACTCCTGTAAATAGTCCTTTCGAGCTAGCATTAGAAGGCAAAGAAAAAAGCAATTTATCTGGCGATGTAGTTTTATCCAAAGATGAAATGGTTGCAGAAAAACCCGACAAAGATTTAGTTGGTGATGCTCGTATTCCTTCACTAATTAAGGAATTAGAAGAAACAAGAAAATACGAATACAGTATTCCTGCAGGCGGCAAAAGCCCAGAAGGCAAAACCACTAATAGTGTACCTTTAGGAAACATGAGTCCAATTGGTAGTCGTCAGAACAAAATCCCTAGCCCAGTTAAAGGAAATTAAGATGAACGCAGATTTTTACAAATTAGTAAGGACTTTGGATGGTTTAAAAGAAGATCCTACAGACACTAAACAATTAGAAAATGGTAAGTCTTTATTAAAAGAAAGTGAAGAGGTCTTAAAAGAAAAAGCAGTAAGCCAAGCCCAACAAAAATTTATGGGTATGGTTCATGCTGCACAGAAAGGCGAAAAACCTGCAAGTCCTGAAGTAGCTAAAGTTGCCAAAGATATGAGTCATAAAGCTGCGAAAGATTATGCAAGCACAAAACATAAAGGATTACCTAAGAAAGTTAAAGAAGGTGAAGTATGGCGTCCAGGTATGACCCCGCCCCCTAATCCAGATATGGGCAGTTCTTTAACTCCAGGGGAACAAAAAAGAGTTGTCACTCCTCAAGGACCAGAAGGGGTTCAACAGCCGTATTTGCCTAGTCAGCCCAAGAAACCTGCTCCGGCTGCTCCTTCTACATCGCCTAAAAAGACCAGTGAGTTAGATGTGGATACGCAAATTGCAGAAACTTCGTTAGAAGAATATGGGTATGGGTCAAT